GTATAGATCCAGAATTAATACTACGACATACTTTAACAGTATGTCTTCTATCAAAAGCTTCCTTTTCACCTTTTACAGTCATAAAAGGAACTGGCCAAGATGTCCTATCCCAACCGTAAAAAAGAGACCCTGATAATCCCACTAACTTTTGGGATACAGTGTCTTTAATACCTCTAACAGCATTATCACTAATAAGTAATTCTGTTAATCCTACCATTGTCATTTCTTTTAATCTAAGAAATGGAAATAGTATGTATATGTCATCTTCATGATCAACACGAAGATCTTCATGGGAAAAACTTCCCCAAGATAATTTTTTTGCCATTTTGGTTAAACCCAAATTATGAGATCTGTTTAACAAATCTCAATGTACACAATATTTATAACAAAATTTTAATCCTTTGTCAAGCGCATAAAAAAAGACCCCCCAAATGGGAGGTCTTGTGAAATATGTAAATATTGATTTACATTAGGTTCTTAACAGCAACTCTTCTGTAATAACGGTTAGAGTTAATGATTAGGCGACCATTACCTTGTGTTGTACCTTGAGCAAATGGGTTAGCAACAATACCATATCTGGTCTTGAAGCCAATCTTAGGCTGGAAGGTGTTCTCACCCACAGCACGAACCATCTGTAGAGGAACGTATGGGCAATAGAACAGACCTGCATCATAAGGAGAAGTACCCTTATAACCTACAACATAGTACTGATTACCAGAGTCAGATGCTGTGTTTGCAGCAGCTAGGTTAGCAGCATATGGGTCAATGTAAACTTTGAACTTACCATTGATTGTACCAGCAAATGTATTGCCTGTATCATCAACATTCAAGTTTGCATTAAGTGCAGGAGTATAGTCTAGGATACCAGCCATTGTAAGAGCTGAAGCAACGTCTGCAGAGCAGAGGATCATGTTGCCTTTTCCGCGACGTGTTCTCTGTGCAATAGCATTTGCATCTCTTTCAATCTGGAACAGAAGTCCCTTGAACTTCTCAACTGACCATCTTCCATTTGAGTCAATGTCTAGGTCAAATACACCAGCAGTTGCAGTATTAGAAACAGCACCCTGTTCAGCAGTCATATAGATTGTTCTAATGACTTCCCTGTTGATTTCAGCAAGGATTTCAGTTGAAAGGATGTTTGCTAATTCTGCTTCAGCATTAAGACCATGAATTGCCTTGAGGTCTTGAGCTAGTTCTAATGAGTACTCAGCTTTTAGTGCTCTTGACTTAGCAGTAACAGTGACTTTCTCAATAGAGAATGCCATCTGGTTGAACTGGTTATTAGCACCAGCACCTAAGTTCTCAGAGTCACCAGTAGGCATACCCTGACCAACTGTATATGCTGCAGTGTTTGTAGATGCAGTACCTACAGGGTTAAGGGCAGATGGGTTAGTACCATTCTGAGTAACTGTACCAATACCTACATCAACGTCAGAGAAAGGTCTGGTTAGTGTAGTATCAGAGTTAGAGTCTGTACCAGAGAAAGCTGTATCTGCTTCATTGAATAGAGCTTCAGTTCCACTTTGTGAAGTGTAACGTGATCTCATTGCAAAGATTAGTCCAGTAGGACCAGACATTGGCTGAACACCAGCAAGGTCATAAGCGACCAAGTTAGGCATTGCACGTCTGATAAGACTAATTAGAACTGGGTCGAAACCAGCAACTGGACCAGCTGCAGTGGCATCTGAACCAAATCCACCTTGAGCACCAACTGCGTTAGCAGAGTTGGTTGGGCTTTCCATCAGATTTAATCCACCAGAATTAAATGCTGACTCTTCTTTTAAAAATTTTTCTTGGTTTTCTAACAGGACAGCGGTAACTGCTTTTCTATGATTATCCTTAATTGGATCTAAACCTTCATAGTCTAGCAAAGGACTCCACTTTTCCTGCAGATGTTCTGATTGGAACATTGCGTTTACCTATAAAGTGTGAAAATTTACGTTTGAATTAATAATTAGTTCAGCTCTGCTGTTTAAAGTTTCCAAGTGCTCTTACATAAGCATCCATTCCACCAGCAACTGGTGCAACAGTACTATCTACACCCTCAGAAAGGGTTTGAGCAGCCTTAGGTGCTTTAGCAGATTCAGTAGTTGTTCTTGTGAAGTATGACTCCTTAAGAACTTCTAACTTTTCACGATATTGTGTCTCACTATCAAACTCTACACTTTCAGCAAGTGAAGCGAGCTTTTCCTTTTGAGTTGCTGCCAACCCTTCAGAAACTGATTCTAAAATACCAGAAGCAACAGACTCACCGAGTCTCTTGTTCAATCCAATATTCTTATCAATCTGCTCATTGAGTTTTGTCTCCATATCATCTAGTTTTTCTACCATGCTCTCAAGCACATCATATTTGTCTTCAGGAATAGTTACATAATGTTCTTCAAAGAGACCCTTCATTCCACTAAGGAATGATTCAGTCATTTCAGTCTTAAGACCATGTTCAATTGCAAGAGCATTCTCTACCATCCATTCTTCAGCAACATACTCAAGATAAGAATCTACACGATCTTGTAAAGCAACTTTAAGTTCTGCTTTCTCTTCCTCGAGTTTTGCTTCATACTGGACTTCAAGAGTCTCTTGAATCTCTTTTACCTTAGAATTAAGAGCAGCTTCAAAAATAACTTTTGCTTTCTCTTTAAATTCTTCGGATAATTCTTCTCCTCCTAAGAGGGCATTAACATCATCATCGATGCTAACAGTTTCATCCACTGTCTCTTCTACTTGGTCTTCAGCAACCACTTCTTGTGAATCTTCCACTTCTAGCTCATCTCCTTGCTTAAGTGTACCTGGCGTTGCATTACCACTAGGAATTCCTAAATCCCCTTTGGTTGCATTTTTAGTGATCACATCTGCAACAGTCTTAATTTTCGGTTCTCTGATTTTAGCAGAGTCGTTAGTAGGACTAGCGTTTTCAGGTGTAGGTCCACCTAGATCCTCATATGAGGGTGAAGTGCCACCTGTTGTCAACTTAGGCATTGCTTCAGGTGCAGGTGCATTGGCATTCACGGCAGTTTTAGATTGCTCCATTTCTTGTAAATTCGTACCACGAGACATTTTGGACAGCTCCGATTTATTTTTTAGTTAAATCTATATTTATTTAGTAGATATTATATTTACAATGAGTTTAAGAACTCATCGAAAAGATTTGCTTTATTCTCATCTAGTTGCTTTTGATCAACTAAAGTATTGATTTGCTTGTATGTTTTAGCAGCTTGGGCTTCTCTTAGGATACCACCATCCCAAACCCAATCCTTTCCTTCCATTATTCCTTCAACAAAAGCATCAGGTGCAGAAGGGTCTGCCACTATATCTGCAGCAGTTGATAACATAAAGTCATCACTTACCACATTATATCCTTCACGAGTTGGCTTCAATGAACCAATTCCTCTTGAAGAAACACCCAATTTTACTCCTTCATCAATAAGATTTTTAGCAATATTACCCATTGGGGTATTCATAATTTTTGCCTTACCAATAAAGTTAGTACCACTTTCTTTTAGAGAAACAATTTTATGTGAAACTCTATCAAGATTAACAGTAGGACCTTCTGGATGACCAAGTTCACCAAGTGCTCTTCCAGTTACAATATTAGATTCATTATATCTTTGTACTTCCTTTTTCAAGGTTTCCATTGGATACATTCTTCCATTACGATTCTGGATATCACCTTGGAGGAAAATACCTTCAATATACAATGACTTTTTACCATTACGTTCTTCAACGATAAAGTCAACTGTTTCTATTTCTTCTCTAATGAGTTTCATTAGGCATCCCCCGAGACTTGAACTTGTTGATAATATAGTGCTCCAAGTTGAACATTAGCAGCAGCTCCTTTACAGGAAACTACTAAATCTGCTCTTGCTTCAGTATTGGATATTGTATTGGATTGTGTAAAGGCAGTTGCACCAGCACCAATTCCATAATCATTAGCAACTGTTATTTGTGTACTAGCAACATTAGCAGTAGTATCAATACTAGTAATAATCTTATTGGCAAATTCCCAATGCTTATCAGGAACACTGTTTGTTCTTACAGTAATAAGTTGTCCAACGTAGAATGGGCAACCAGTTCCTTCTGCAAAAGTAACAGTTGTATTTGTTCCACTTGTGCTAAGTCCAGTGACTCTAGTGGATGAAGGTCTTCCTGTATTAATATTTACAGTCTCTCCTCCTTTTATAAAAACACTACCTGCTGCTGCAGCATTTGTAGAACCTATACCAACTGCTACATGTGAATCAACATTACAAGTTACTCTTAAAGTATCTGATTGATGTTGTTCCCAGGAACCAGTGGTTACGGTACTACCATTGACTGCAACCGCCAAAGAAGCACCAGTACTGACGGGATTAAATGCCATTATTTTAAATTACAATAGTCCTATACGTTAGTTATTTATTAATTTTATATACCCTGTTCTACAGGTTCTTCTTCTGTTTCAACCTCAGTTTCAGTTTTTACTTCTGCTTCTGCTTCAACTTCAGTATCTACTTCGTCATCAATCTCTTCATCATTATCAAATAATTGTGCTGCAACCTCTGGTCTAATACCAGAAATTTTATCTGCACTCTTTGAATAAAGCATATCTTTTATCTTATCACTTATTTGTGAAGGTGATTCATCATTCACCATCAAATCCATTAATTCTTCCATGTTTTAAAAAATCAATAATACAACGTTGTAGGGTTATTTATATCTCTCCACCCTTGGGAGCTTCAAATTTTTTCTCTTTTGGAGCAGGATCTATAGGATTAGCACCCATATCTCCATTAATTTGAGGTGCTAAAGGATCTAAAGGCATTCCAGTTTCAGGATCAACAGGAGCATTTGGATCTGGAATTACACCATCCTTAATTTCTTTTTCTATTTGTTCATCCTGTTCAATGATTTCTCCATCAGTTTGACGAAGAATATTTCTCCTTACATAATCAGCAGA